TTATTCCTGTCTTTCAGTTATTGCTTTATATACTTCTGCTTCAAATGTTGCAACATCTGCATCGCACGCTTTCTTATTTGCGATATAGCCTTTAACATTAACAACTGTCTTACTTACCGTTGGCTGTCCCTGCTGTGGTATGTTTGCATACATATTAACAACATTTGTCTCGCTTTCATCTACCTTTGCTGTTATAGATGCATTTAATGTTACATTTTTCTGTATTTCCATAATTTACCTCTTTCTACCGCTGTGCGGATTTATTATTGCCCTGTACCCCATCCAACATCATTATTAAATAGTGCCTGTACAGAGTACGTTATTGTCTTTTTTCCATTCTTTGTGCTTCCACCTATTCCCGATAGCGTATGTGCTTCGTTGTCACTAAAATACCATACATATGTCGCCCCTGCTGATAATTCTATTGCATTTGTCGTCTCTAATCTATGTTGATTTTCTGTTACGCAATATCCGTCCAAATACAATCCACATTTTATTGTGCCATAATCACTTGTATCATCTGTCCATATGCTTACATTTGCGATTATTAAACATGGCCCATGGAATGTTCTTATAAATAACGTTGTATTTAAGTTGTTTTCATATGTTGCCCACCTGTAATTCGGCTGATACGTTGTGTAAGGCGTTGAAAAGCATCTGCAATACAAATCTCCTTCGCTTGTTACATAGAATGTCGCTATTCCATTTTTTTGAACTGAATATACCCATGCATTTTCTCTTGTGTTTCCTACAACATAGTCTGGATTTTGTAGATAAGCTGTATACACTTTGTCTGCTGTCTCACAATATATTGCTTTACTATCTACATTCCATTCGCCAAGCTTTGCATTGACAGTTTGAAGATATCCGGTGTTAGAAATTTTTGTACCCGAACTATCCAGAGAAAAAGTATTACCTCTGATATTAACACTCTTGTTGCCACTAATATTAATAGAACCGCCAGCAGTTAAGTTAATATCGTCTGCAATTGCTTCAATGCAGCTCTTTAATGCTCCTGTATCTGTTTTTGCTATATATGCACTCAGGCTTGCCGTTGTTGCATAATTGTTAAATTTAGCATTAACATCTTCTGGTGCCGGTGAATAGTCTGTAGCTTTTGTACCTTTCTCTATTTTTAGCTTATCTGTATCTACATGTGCATAACTAAATCTCATGTACGCCGCGCCTGTTGGAATCGGTAATGAATGTCTTGCAGAAGTATTATTGCCAGCAACACCACTGATAAATTTCTTATTGCTATCGTAGAAGCATGTGGCTGGGGCATTTCCTAGATTAGTCCATCCACTTGCTATATAATGTGTCCACTGTGATACATCAATGTAGTCCGTTAAATCCCAGTAATTCCCACCAGCTGTTATTGTGCCAGTGGCTGTTATATACTTATTAATGGTTGCAGTACTCTTTATGAACCTATTAACTCCACCGATTTGAAGATTATTTGTATCGTTTTTAGTTGCATAAGTTCCTGATACTTCAAGCTTAATACTGTTACTTTCCGCACTAACAGCTTGCGTAATCGCGTTATTCATCTGTACAGTTGTAGAGTAATGGTCTGTTATATTGTCCTCTATGGTTTGACACCAATCCTGGGCCGCACTGGCTTTATCATCAACATTATTTATGTTGTCTCCAAGCCGATCTATTTCTTTTGCGTATTCTGTTTTAGTTACATAGGTTGCTGAAATAGACTGCTTTATTCCACTTAAATCTGCCGTTAATGTTGTTACTCTATTATTAATTTCAGTAACTGTACTATTATCCGCTTTTTTGCTTATGGCTGTCGTGTTACTGTTAACCGTAGCTTTAAGACTTGTAAACGATTGATTCAGCGTTGTGTACTGATTGCTTACTGTTGTTATTTTACCTTCTACAGAAGAGATATTCGCGTCAATATCCTCTGGTGCTGGTGTCCAGTCTGTAGCTATGTTGCCCGATTCTATTTTAATATCCCAGAAGCTTGTAACTTTACTATAACCGTTGATTCTTATTTCACAATTCTGAGTCGCTGATGTATGAACAAATGTCCATGTATATCGTCCCGATGTTTTACCATCTCCACAAAATACTCTGTGAAATCCATCTCCTAAACCATGAAGCCATATCGTTGCTTTACCAGTTTGACCACCATGCCCTGTAGCCCATACGGAATCGCTAACTGCTTGCAAAGTATATGTTTTACCATTTTCAAGATATACTTTTCCACCAATATATGCATATGCATCTGCTGCATTTGTACTTTTTGCTGGATTAGCTTTAGTCCAACCTGCGGAACCAGTTAACAGGTTTCTTCCACCAATCTGCAGATTAGTTACAGCTGTCGTTATATCCTGTTGCCACACTTTAGAACTTATCTGTCCCTGTACTGTAGATAACTGTGTTCCCTGTGAAGATACTGTATTAGTTACCGTCTGCAATGAGGAATAAAGATTGTTCAGGTCTGTCGCAAGCTGTGGGGCGGATGCTGTAACGCTGCCATCTGTCCACTGTATATAGTCTCTCATCCAGTAATATCTTCCTGCAACCCATGAAGGTCTTGTATTACTCCACGAACCACCACTTTGAGTTGTGTTTGAAGTAGACAAATAATATTGCGGAGTAATTGCAGAAACTCCTTTTCCTGTTGCTCCAGTTGCGCCTTTTAAATCTTCCTTAGCCGGACACCAATCCGTTGATTTATTTCCTTTTTCAAGTTTTAAGCCAACAATCTGATATCGTATATTAGTCTGATTTGATTTATTAAGCTGAATATATGTGTATGTCGCTTTAGTATTATCGTCGGCTGGCATATCATTAGCTGTCTGAAATCTAAGTTCAAAAAAATGTGATTTCCCATCGTTTAAAATTTGAACTGCATCCGTTGTAATAATATCCAATGGATTTGCATAACTTTTACCATCTATTGAAAAAGAAATGAAAGTATGCTTTTTCCCATTGTATATAAAAAAATTAATGCATGTTTTACTGAGAATTGTGACATACCCACTCAGAACATATTGAGTAGATGACTCATAACAATTAACAGAATCTATTTTAATGCCAGCATTTACATTATTTCCTTCGCATATTACTTTGCCATTCTTTATATACTCACTTTTATCAATGTCTGACGCAAATGCTTCAATATAATCATATTTAATCAGATTCCAACTGAAGTTCTTTCCATCAGCGCCTTTAAATTCTCCGGCATTTGCGCGATTTAAAACACTTTGTGCTTTTGTATCTGCTGAATTTGCTGTAGAAAGAGCCGTACCTGCATTTTGTTCTGCCTTGTTTGCAACTGTAACTGCTGTGTCTGTTTTAGTAGTTATTGCCTTAAAAGAAACATCAAGCGTCTGTTTATCACTATCAACATATATCTTGCTGGATTTAAGCGTATGTGTGCCATCATTGTTAATAACATTAAAAAGGCTTCCTATATCCAGTTTTCCAGCAGATATATTTGCGTCCTCTTTTACCATGTCATTACGAATTATTTCACGCTGCACACCTTGTTCTGTAAGTCCTAACGCGTCAAACATTAGATTTCCACTTTTATCCCAGACGTACATATTGTAGTCTGAATTAGCGTCTTTACCTATTTGAACTCTTATTCTGTCAGTATCTTTGATGATAATTGTATTGTCTTGCCAATAAGACATTCCATTTTCGCTATGAACCTTAAATTTAGTAGTGTTAAGGTCAAGTGCTGTAATCTTGCTTGCAGCTATGCTGTCAATCATAGCGTCCTTAATCTGCGCATTGCCGATAACGCTTACAACTGCATTAGCGAATTCTGTTGTTAAGCTTTTACCTGTCGCTGAGCCAAACATTAATGTTTTAATACCAGCAACATCACCATCTAATATGCCTACTTTCTCATATTTAACATTAAGCTGCTCTATGTCAGATTTTATTACCTTTTCTTCTTCTATTGTTGCAAACTTTATGTCTGCCTCATTAGATTTAAGGTAATTATTCTTAATATTCTGCAGCTCATTGTTTACAGACACAATAGTCTCTGCAGTTACCGTATTAGCCTTAACCCATTCTGCATCTACCTTTTTAGCAACCAGTTCCTTAGTAAGCATCATTTCCGCATATGTTCGTTCTGCAAGCTTAGTAGATGGTCCTTTATAATCTGTCTCTGTTTCAATTTCTGTTTTGCCATAAGCTGTAATAGTCATAGCAAGACCGCCATCATATTCCTGAGTTATATTCATAACCGGAACCTTATAAGTCTCCCCTGATTCTTCAACAGTTACAATATCCCACGGATCCAGTCGGATGTCTCCAAGCGTCTTTAAGCTTGCACCTCTATATGTAAATCCTCTTACTTTCTTGTATACAGAGTTAAGCTTTTCTTCTGTTGTAAGTGGATTATCAAATGTTATTCCCAAAGTTCCACTTCCTACTGTAAAAGAAGTATTACTGTCAACATTACATGTAAGATAATCTAAATGGTAATCACTCTCATTCTTTTCAAATGTCATTATTCGTGATTCATTTATCGTATAGCCATTATCTTCATACCACTTAATAACAATTGTTCCAGTTCTGTCTACGCAAGCAAAACCTCCAGCTAAAGAAGCGATATATCCGATAACCTCACGATAGGTATATCCTACCGGTGCAGTATCAATAGTTATTCCATTCAAGCCAGATACATTACAGGGAACGCCACATCCAGTACTTATCTCTTTTAAAACAGATTCTGCACTTACAGGATATGTCAATTCAGATACATATACGCCTGTGGTCTTCATCATTCTGTCGTAAGCCGTAAATGTTGTGGTTGCCTGGTCAAGCGTTGGATGTTCTGCAGTAAAAAAGCCAAGTGGAATATACTCATACTTTCCGCTTGGCAGTTTCAATCCTATCTCTATAGGAATCTCTGTGTTTTCAAACAACTCATTTATTCTTTTTACTGTCAGTTCTATCTTAGCTGCAACAGCCGAACCTATCTGTATACCCTCATCAGATGTGGAAGCGGTCTCATAGCTCATCTTTTTAAAGCCAGCGTCAATCCACTTACCATTTATCTTTAATCGTAAGTTAAATGTTCGCGATGGTGATCTAATTGTTGTTGCAAATTGCTCTGATACATTATTATACATAAGCTTAATCCTCAATCATAAATTCAATTGCTGCAATATCCTCTAGTGTTGTTCCATCGTATCTGCTGTCAGAATCACATACAGATATGTCTTCCATCTTAATCATATGTACATCAACATCCGTTTCCATGTTGTACATCTCATCAATCTCTTTTACAACTTCCTGCTCTTTACCTTCTGGGAACTGGTAAGAATCTCCATCCATGACAGCATTCCCATTTTCATCTTTAAACACATTGTTCTGTATTACTTCAGTTCTCTGTGTAACAAAAATATCTACTTCTCCTAACAATGTCTTAAGGTTCTTTGCAATTGCATAATTTACTTTTACAGGCCAATGCTTTCTTAAGCCCTGTAATTTTTTAAGCATTGTTGCACTATTATCAATCTGTTTAATAGTCATTGTCTTTTTCATGTTCTGCTCCTTACTGCTGTATTATAGATACACTGGCACTTCTGTAGTAATAGTTACCATCCCCTATATCACCCAGCACCTCTTTACTCAATGTACCTCTATAGCTTGTTATTGTTATATCCTGTCCATCATCATGGAATGTTATTGGAAAGAATCCGGCGATAAGTTTGTTCTTAATAAGTGCCATCTCATCTTCCTTCAATATTCCCCAATTAATAGATAAGGTCTTCTTTTCAGCGACAACATCACCCAGCATTGTTCCGTCAAGCGCTCGTCCTGTAGAAGAAGACCATATAATCTCATCATCCACCTTGATGGACACAGGAGCCGGAAGCTCCTGTCCGTCACATCTCAGTATCAATTCATCACATCCTTGTTAAGTTATAATCTCACATTTTCCTGTCTGCTTTGTATGCTCGTTAATCTTATCAACCACATATTTTTTTAGGCTCTTTCCATCTAGCTGTATATCAAGGTCCAGTGTCTCCAGTATCTTAAGTATTTGTTTAAGAATACTTATGGCTTCTGCCAGCAGTTCTGTACTGGATGCCATAGTAGCTGCCTTCTGTGCCATATCAAGAAGTTTATCCTCTGGTGCTACAACTTCACCCTGGTGTCTGTTATCACCAATCATGGCAAGCTGGGGGGTGTTTGGCTTAACATATCCACCTTGTGCAAGGTATGGAATCTTGGAGAAGTCGGCTTCCGGTAAATGGAATCCAAAATCTTCGCCACCTATACCCGGTACCCAGTTTGGTACTTTAAAGCTTAATTTATTTACACCTTTTACAACAGCATTAATTCCTCTCTGCATTCCTGAAAGTAATCCATTAATTAAGCCAATCACCATATTAATAGGACCTTTTGCAATATCAGCAATTCCGCTAAATATGCCATCAAAAGCCGTAACTATACCATTCCAAGCACCTTCCCAATCGCCAGAAAAAACACTCTTAATGAACTGTATAACTCCTTTAAATACAGTAATTGTATCGTTCATTAAATCAGCTATGGTTCCAACGACAACTCCAACCTTATTTCCTATAGAATCAAATATTGCTATAAATATTGGTCCTAATAGTTCAGATAAAAATCCAACTACAGGTGCAATAAAGTTGTTATATATTGTCGTAGCACATGTAACCACTTCACCGACAAAATCAAGAAAATTAGCAAGTAATGGCTGTAAATGTTCACTCCATACTCTATCAATTACATCTAAAGCATTCTCCCAGACTGGCTGAAGCATATTATTCCAAATGTCTAAGAATACATCTCCGGTAGTCTTAACAGCCGCTTTTATCCCAGTAAATATCGGCTCTCCCCATTCGTTCCATGCCCCTGCCATTGTATTAACCAAGCCAATCCATACATTTGATATAGATTCAATGGCTGGACTTACACCTTCGCTCCATAAAGAATTCCAAGATGCTTTAAATGTATCAAATATTGTTCCATTTAAAGATAACGTCTGGGATGCAAAATCCGTCAGCATTGGTAATCCAACAGAAACAAAATTTGCAAGTATAGGATATGCTGCTTTATTCCATACATCCGAAAAGACTGTATTAAAGCTATCAAATAATCCATTTAATATACTGCCATTAGTGTCGACCCATGTTACAAGATAATTTGTAAATGGACCATTAAAATAATTTAACAACGGCGGTCCTAATGCTTTTATATCGTTAAACGCACTTGTTAGGTTTTTCTTGGCTGTATCTGTATTTTTTGTAAGTCCATCCCATATTTTTGACATAGATGGAGAAAATGTCGATACACTCCATTTGCGGAGTTTATCTAATTCTTTCTTTGCCTTATTTACAAAATCACTAATTGCAGATGTTGCATTAGATGTACTTCCACTCACATCTGGTACAAGGTCAACACTTCCGATTCCTGAAGATGTTCCACCTGTACTACCGCTTGAATCAGAACTATCATCTGTTGGCTCTGTCAGCTTATTTATCTGGTCAAAGCCTGCAAGCGACTTTTCTATGTCTTTAGCAGTCTTCTTGGCTGCACTTCCTATATCACCTACATTATCCGCTGCGCTAGATGCATCATCTCCTATACCAGCTATATCCGAACTTATCGAACCCATAGAGGTTGATACATCTGCTCCTGTGAGCATTTGCACAAAGCTGGAAAAGCCATCCGCAACCTTCTGTAATCCTGCCAGCAAGTTGTTAAAGCCACGCAGAATAGGTGTAAACAATGCTATGAAGCCTTTACCAAGACTAGCCTTTAACTGCTGAAACCTTAATGTAAGTATTCTTGTCTGATTCGCCCAGGAATCCTGTGTCTTAACAAAATCACCAGTGGCATTGGACAGTGCACTAGTAACATATTGATAACGAAGCATTACTTTTTCCTGCTCTGTCATCTTAGCCGTAGTCTTACCAAAACCATTATTAAGTGCATACTGGTCTAAGTTCGTCTGAGTCATTACTACGCCCAGGTCCTTAAGTGTCTCAGTCTCGCCAGTCCAGATGGATTTCAGCTTTGTATATGCTTCATCTGTGCTCAAATTGTAAAATGATGCAACATCACCTGTTAATCCGGTAACATCTTCTGCCATATCAAGTGCAGCCTGTCCTGTAATACCCATTGCATTACTCATCTGGCCAAATACACCCATGTACTTCTTAGCAGATAATTCAGATAGTCCAAAGTTAGTCATGGCGTTAGAAGCCCACTGATCTGCCTGTCCACTTAAGTCCTTAAATGCCGTATCTACAACATTCTGTACTTCTGTAACATTAGAACCAACTTCTATGCAGTCTTTCGTAAACTTAGTAAAAGCTGCTATACTTAATCCAGCAGCTATTTTCTTTCCCATACCAGAAAAGATGGATGTTGCCTGCTTTGCTGCCTTATTGGAAGCACCTGTAAGCTGATTAACTATCTGTGAACTGTCTATGCCAAGTTCCAGAGCTATCTGTCCTACTACATCCGACATACTCCCTCCTTTCCGGCATTTAAAAAGACCACTTTCTACTTAGAGAAAGCGGTCTTAGCCCAATTTTGGAAGTCACTCCAATACTTATTGTAATTTGCAGGATCTTCCATTAATTTTCTATTCCTTCTTAATATCCAGTCATTGCGGATTTTCTTCTGTTCCTTCGTGAACTCCTTTATAACCTTAGAATCTTTTTCTGCTCTGATTCCTACAATTCTCCCAAGTGGTGTTTCAGGCATTATTCCTGACAATAAAGAACAGAATTCAGCCCATGACATATCATCTTCTGTTCGCAATCGTATGCCATACTGGGACAGGAAGCTGGCTTCTATCAGTTCCCAATCATCCCATATATCATAATATACCTCATTATGCTGAGGGTGTCTGCTCCTCGCCGTACGTTCCCATAGCAACCTGCATGATTGTATTATACATTTCCTTATATTCAGGAATAGGAAGGTCTAATGCCTCAATCTTATCTGAAGCATCTTTTCCTACAAGCATTTCAAGGCCTTTAATCATAAATGCCATATCGTCCTTGTTTTCCTTGCTTTCTGCTTCCTGTGCCATAGCCTGTATATTAAGAATTGTACTCTTTCTGTTATTAACAGTAACAGCCAAATCTTCTGTTATACGAATCATAGGCAACTGGTTCGTAATCTTCATAGATATATCTATTACTTTAAAATCTGTCTTTGCCATTATTCAAATCCTCTCTTTCTTTAAGCTGCTACATATGCTATATATGTTGGCTTTCCATCCGAATTTGCATCCCATTCAAGCGCATCAATACTTGTAGCATCTCCACCAAGAGATTTTACATCGATTACTGCAGGTACAAGAAGCTGATCAAGATTAGGGAATATAATAGACACCCATGTATTGCAATCCTGACCTGTCTTCATAAATCGACTTGCTACATAATCATTTCCTTCATCTCCATAGTTACGCTTACCGCCGAAAGACATACCAAGTGACTTACCTGTCATGAGCCTTCTTACCCAGCCAGCCTGATCCATTGGATTCCATTCCTCAATGGTTCCATCTACAGATATACTTAAGCTCTCTGCATCTTTTACGATCTTAGTTTCTACTGTTTCTGGCGTGTCCGAATTCTTTCTTCCAGTTATACATACTCCAAACTGAATTTTATGTACCGGATTAACCCCTGTTAATGGTGTAGCTTCCGCGTTATACCCAGCTATCTTTGTATTCTGTGACATACTTCTACCTACCTTTCATAACAAAATTTAAGTTCTATGACCATTTCAAATATTCCTTTATCATCTGTATCAACCTCAATCGGTGCTGATACTAACATTTCTGTAAAAAGAATATTTGTGTCATTAATGTTTACATGTTTCATATCTCTGAGCTTGTCGTAAAGCTCCTGTGAGACTTTTTCAGTCTCCCTGACACTTTTATTCCAATGAACCAGTATACTTATGGATTTGACAGCGTAAGAGCTGTTCTGTATACCCCCAACAGCCATCTGAACATTATCTCCCCTGTTAAGATGGTATACACCTATGCTCTTATCTTTCTTATCATCAAGCTTTCCACAATATACATGGTCATCAGCCGCTATTCCAAGACCTGCTATAAGGTCTCTCACATCACCTATTCCTAACATCCTAACATCACAACCCCGCATTCTTTTTATAAAACTTTCCAAATGCTTTAGGTGCAAGATTCTGCTTCTTACCACCTTTCATATAGTCATCAAGCCATCTGCCTTTAGCATTCGCATTTCCTTCATGTTTCTTGCCGCTTTCATCTGTCCACGGCGTCTGATGGAAGTTGTATTCCGGATGATAATACAGCCGTCTGGCGTATGGTGTGCTAGACACAAGATATGCTTTTCCCTGATCTATATCAGATAAATCAACAAATGTGCTTTCATTCTGTAATGCACCTGTATCCCTCGGTATAACCTGGCTCTGAACGACATCTGTATGTATTGCTTCTGCTGTCTGTGCAACTGACACTTTTGCTGCTGCCGTAAGCTTCCTTACCATAGGCATATTAAGCTTCACCGTTGATTTAACATTTCTTGCCATTACATCACATCCAATCTTACATAATTAACCGTACCATCCGGATTACGGCACTTCGTACCCTTGTATATATGCCTTGTTATACCGAACACCGTTATATCACCTTCGGTAATTACCGGAAGCTCCGGTGCAATATCTCCTGGTATCAAAGCACATCCTTCAAGTTGTATAAGAACCTTTTCTGCCGTTAATACGGTCTTACCGCTGTCCTGATAGTTACATAAGCCATCCCATATAACAGGCTCAAGAGGCTCTCCATAGACATTCCTGCCTTCCTGTTCTATCTCAAGATGTATTTCTGTTTTACACATGCTCTTTAATATTAAACACGGGTATTTCATATTCACACCCCCAGACTTAAACAACACAAACCTGTCTGACAAAGTATCTGGTATGTATCGCGTTTTACAGCAATTCCATTCTGTACAAGGACATTCCAACTGCTGCCAAACTGCATAGATACTCCATTTAAAGAATAGTTCTGTAAGACACAATTAATCATGTCCTCATTCTCATATTCAAAATCAGCCATCTCACAACACACATCTATCAGTATGCCCTGCTGGAACTCTGTCAGATTATTAAATCCTCTTGATGTTATACGATTAAAAGTAAGCGAGTCGATATGCCGGCTCGCCTGTTTTAATCTTCGTTCTATCTGCTCATCTGGGATAAGTCTATGTTCACTAAGGTACTGCTCTTTACTTGCATATACCATAGGCTCACGCTTCCAAGGCAGCTCTAATCTTCTTTATGATGCCTTCCTGTGATGTTGCCTGTCCAATATCTATGCCCTTATCCTTTGCAAATGCAGTTAATTCTTCAACTGTCATAGCTGTTAAATCGACTGTTTCCTGCTTTTCTGTCTTAAGTGCATTAAGTTCATCAAGTACCTTCTTATACTGCTCATATGGAACAGTCTTGCCTCTTCCATAAGCTATAACGTTGCCCTTATCATCAACAATATCATAGCCATCAGCAATATAGCGCTTCTGCTCCTGCTCCGCTATTGTATATTCCTTATTTGCTTTTACTGCCTTCATCATATACCTCCTATTCTCCGTCTACATTCATAGCACAGCCGTCTGCCTTTTTCTCAAGTAAGAAAAGGTCGCCATAGTAACGATTCTGATAAAGGTAGCCATCTGCTGTCCTCGAATCTGTTCCTGGTGTGAAGAGCTTGATGTAGCTGTACTTATCACGACAAACTACGCAAGATGTATGAATAAGGATCATATTAATCTGCTTAGCTGTTCCAGAAGCAACACAGCCCTCTGTAAATTCATACTTTGTCTTCATTCTTGCAGATGGTACACTCTTAAGCTTTACATCATCAAGGCTGTGTACCTTACGATTGACTGCATTAGAGTCACCTGAGACATCCATAGTTCTCTGTATTCCCTCTGCCTTCTTGGCAATCTTCTTCATCTTAGGAGTAAGATAAAGGATCCTGCCTTCCTCTGGAACACTAGCTTCATCCATAGCTTCCATCATATCATCAAATACATCTAAGAAGTTAGCAACTGTAATAGCTGTTGTGTTGATATTGCCCGCCTTATATGTATTAAGCTCTGAATAAAGCTTAGAGAATCTGTAGCAATCCTTTTCAGGAATAGCCTGCTCTGTTTCAAATGTGTTCTGAATGTTAGCAACTGATAATGTTAAATTAGTCTCATCAATATCCATTGGATCCACAAAGAACTCTATATCTCTGTCGTGAGATAACTTCTTTGGCTCCCAGTCATTGCTTAATGTACCAGCATTAAAGCCTGGTGTTCTTGTGTGGTCTTTATAACCACTTACTGTCATTCTTGGTAACTTGATTGTCTGTGCATTGATAAATGTTACCTGTGGATTAGACTGTGCTAAATCGTCTGAGCACAGCTCCTTTGCGTACTTCTGCTGTAAAAGCTGTGTAAATTTTTCTGCATACTCATATACTGACATATAGTTTTACCTCTCTTTTCTTATAGTCCGAAGGCTCTCTTAAGAGCCTCTTCATTTGCCTGGTTAGTGTTGCCGCCTCCTGGTCCTCCTATCTGGAATCCACCATTGCTATCTGTCGCCGGCTTAAGCGCTGGTACATCCTTAAGAACCTGTTCAAGTGCAGACTTAACATTGTCCTCTGATATCTTCCCATCTGTACCCTTTACCTTGCTGAAATCAGCCATCTTTAGCACATATGGTACTGTCTTGGCATTAATACCAAGCGTCATTGCTACCTTTGTAGCTGCAAGTTCGATCTGGGCCTGTTCAGCAACCTTCTGTGCTGCTGCCACTTCATTCTGAAGATTAGCATTAGCGTTCTGCTGCTGTTCTGTCTGCTGCTGCTTATTCTGCTTAAATGTTGCAATAGCCTGACTTATCTCATCTTCTGATAATCCCTGCTGCTGGAAATAGCTTTTAAGCACAGCATTCTCTTTCTTGGCCGTTGCATTATCCAGCATTGCCTGTATCTTGTCATAATCAACACCAGCTGTCTGCTGATTATTCTGACCACTCTGCTGTCCTGCCTGTCCATTATTGTTACTTCCAGCATTCTGGCCGCCGTTACCATCTCCGCCCTCTGCGAAGAACTGTAGATTCATATGTAATGTCTTTCTCATCACTCTATCTCCTTTCTTCCGTTTACCGCCCGTCGGCATTTTCCTAAAGTTTAGTGCCATTAAGTTTTGGGCATAAAAATAGCACCCACAGCGTATTGCCATGTGTGCTTAATAACTAATATTAAATTGTGTTGCACTGGTGCAACTTCGGACTATTCTATTATAATCCAATCTTCTGCAAGCATGTCAGTCTGACTTGCTAACCAAGGGACTACATTCCCCTGTGCAGTTTTCATGGCGATATATGCTCCATACTCTACTAATCCATTCTCATTAACAAGACTTGCTGCAATTTCTGTACAAGGAGCATATGCACCAACTGGAACATAATATAAAAACATTTCCTTACCGTTCCATCCAGCTCTTGCTACTTTCTTACCTTTTTTCAGTGCTTCAATAGCAATTCCAAATGTCATATTATCACATCTTCTATACGCTTCATAAAACTGTTTCTTAGGACACCAACTCTCATATCCATCAGAATATCTTATATGATAACCTTCATCTGCCGGGTTCTCGTCACTTGGTATCTTCCATCCTCTGTATGCATTGTATTCGCCTCTGCTCATTGGCTCTGCTGCCACCACTTTTACTCCAATATAATCCTTCATTTCTAAATCCTCACTTTCTTAAAATTAGGTATAAAAATACCACCAATCTCTCGACTGGTGGCTGTTAATCCCATATTATTTCTGGTCTTGGCATTTTCTTTGGCACTACTGTTCCATATTTCTCAATTGTATAATCAAAATCATCTTCTATGCATTTCAACAATAATTCAGCATATTCTTCCTGATTGAAATCCAGATTAGGCGGAAAGTTAGGACAATAATCAAAATGCATAACAAATTGTAAATGTGCCTTTTTCAATTTCTTTATCATTTTGCTGCCTCCTTCAATTTCTTTTCAAAATATTCTAATGATTGTGGAAAATATTTTTTCATTTCATCATATCGAACTTTATCAAATTGTGCTTCAAACATATGAGCAAATGCTTCTGATGTAATATTTTCAAGATTATCCCAATAATCATACATATGTCCAGCACAACCTCTAATATTTCCACTTGTTAATCCATCCAATAAATCTGATACAGCCGAGTGCTTACGCATATCCTGCAAATCACCACTAATCGCTTTATCTACTTTATCATATGTTCTTAAATTATGCTCTTTTCCATATCTTATCCTATATTGGTAAACATCTTCATTAAGTAATGCCTTAAATTGTTTATCATTTGATACTGTTCCAAGTGCATCATCTATCAAATGCCCATGTTCATGAAACCATGTTGCACCAGTACCTCGTAAGTTATCTAAATCAGCTCTATAGTGCATGGATATTTTTTTAGTTTTCGTATTATAATGTGCAGTACCTTCAAACAACGATGTTTCTATTGTATCTCCACTTGCATACTTAGCAAATAAGTGTTTTGCATCTTTATTTCCATGAGAAAACTTTTCTTTAAGAATATTATAATATTCTTTATCTATATTTGTATCATTTCTTAACTTATTTTTAAATATACTTAGGTCTGATTCCATTATATCATTCTTCTGGCTATTTGCAACTACATTCTCCCACTGTTCCTTTCTTACCCCATACATCTTCTTATTATCCGGATCCAGTGAGTACTTCGACAATCTGTTGAACTGCTCAACCATCCTACCTGCATATTGCCGCTTCTGGTCCTGCTTGTAATCTTCCTTAACTTGCTCAAGTTCTTCCTTGGTAAACTTACTGTCTGGCTCATCATCAAGTTCATGAAAGTATGTTGTATGTACATCTTTGCAGTTAGGATGGTAAAGCCCTGCTGCCATAGCAGAAGACATAAGTGGATAAGGACCATCAGATGACTTACCTCCACTCCACACATCATCTATGAGAATCTTTCCAACAAACGGAAGACATTTAGGACAGGCATTAGCACGCTTATTCATGATAACTGTACTAATTCCCCATGATTGTCTCATTTCGCCTTCTCCGGTCAGATATGCACGCTTGTTAGCTGTCTGAATTGCCATCTTGGCATAGTCTTTCATGGTATGCCTTGCGCCATTTGCATATTCAATACAGTTGATACCGGCTTTAAGGAAATCCTTTGTAGCCATATCTACAGCCTTCTCATATGTTCCTGCGCCCGTATTCGCATAGACCTGAGCGTTAAATATTATCTGTCGGTATTTATCCTCCGACATTCTAAGCATTGCTTTTTCTGCCCTGCTAAAATCTGACTTCGTTGCTTTAATCAGGGCATTAAGTTTTCTTGTATTGAGTCTGAAAAAAGCACCCTCAGCGCCTTGCGACACCTTAGATGCTTTCAACCCTTTCTTTAATGCTCTTAATATTTTCTGCTCCTGTTCTGTTCCGCCTTCCTGTCTGGCTGCAAATATCATTGCATCTATAGAATCATTGATATCACTGAACTTCGACAAAAACATTTTCTTGTTCTGTGCTTTATATTTCTCAAGCGCCTTAAGCTGTTCTACCTGCCACTGCGTCCAATTATATCCTTCTTCTATTTCTTCTGCCCTATGTCCTTCGAGATTTCTCATCATTGAAGCTATCAGCTCATCTTCTATGGCACGGAAGGCTTCCTCTATGTCATATTCTGTATTAAGTGCCATAAGCTACCTCACTTGTTACCATAACCTGTGAAACTGTTATCAGCACCATTAACTGAGAAGCCATCTGCCTGCATATTAAGGGCTGGCTCTTCCATATCGGATATCCCCTGTTCTGCTTTAAGCCTTGATATCTCTTCCTGCTTCCATTCATCATCCTTGGTATCTCCATACAGCTCATCAATGGACGCTTCTACACTCATAATGCCTCCCTGCTTGGCTTTGCTCACTGTCTCAACCTGGCTCTCAAAGCTAGGATTCGCATATTCACCAAATGTCACATCAACATCAATGTCCTGTGTTGTTGAATTATTAAGTGTATCTATCGCCTGCAATGTCATTTTTACAAGCTTCGGAAGAACCTTCTGGAGCTGATTTACAATATTGTTTCTACTGTACAGCGTTGCTTTTTCCTTCTCCCTTTGTGCTTCTGCATTATCAAGCTTCTTTACATCTATTCCCAATGTAGAAGGGCTCATGATTCCCTGTAAGCAAAGGTCCAATGCCGTGATATATGTAGCAAGATACCCTTCATGTGGTATTTCACTCTGTTCTCTTTCAATCTTATAATTTGCACCTTCTGCCATAGGAGACGAATACTGTATATAAGCGTTATCAAATGAATTTGGCAGCATAACAGCTCCATCACTTGGATTTCGAGGAAGTAAATTCTCGGGTATATATTCCTTTGTACGGTTATGTCTTAAGGCATCCATCCACTGGCTCCATGCTTCATCCAGTGCATCAAATTCATCTATCTTACTGTCATAGATACTTTTACCTCTACCTTTAAACTTCGCTGATTTATAGAACATGATCGGTATGGCCATCATAAAACTTCTATCTTCCCATGTTACAGGTCTTAAACCTGCAAGCTCCGGCACATTGCTAATATCACATTCTTTGTTATCTCTTGTGAGCATATATGTGATATAGCCTTTGCCATACGTTTCAAGTAGGATGTATTCCTGATTCTTAACTGTATATATTGTCTTAAAAACAACCTCTTTCACTCTGCCGCGTTCTCTTATTATCTCTACCCTGTCGCCTGGATAAAACTCTATAATCGGATACTGGCTTAGATTCGTATCTATGGATAGTTTAAATGCGCCATCTCCAACAATAAGAGTGTCTGTTATTGCCTGCTTTACAAGTTCTGCAAAATCGTTTTCTTCTGCTATCTTATCCCAGTCTGACTGCCTGCTGCCAACATCTATCTCGTTCATATCTGCAACAACAATACTCGCAAGCATATCAACCAGCATTGCCGGTAATCCTACATGTATCTTTCTTATCGCTAATCCAGGAGAGCATTTTGCAGCCCAGAATCTTGTCTTATCTCCATCAATCTGATCATACAGCTGTGACAGCTCTTCACTTACACCTCTGTACCATATCTTATTCTTAATGGCATTACCTTCAAAGTCGAAGATTTCCTGTATATTAATTATTCCTCTCTGTGCCGGCTGCACACGCAACCATGTCCTTATTCCATCTCTTATCTTATCAGCCATAGTATTAAATATGCTCACCTCTCTCACTCTCCTATCTGTTCTCTACTCCAACTTTGTCCCTGTATGGTATCCAACCATATTGCGTACTGTTTACCATGTGGTCATTTCCATCTTCCGGCTCACAGTCTTTATCTTCCAGCCAACTGTATACCTGCAGTTCCCCTGTGTAGTTCGTGCATGTATCTACAACATAATAACTTGGCTCTTTGCCCTTTTCGTCGTTAAAGGACATCCAGCCAAGCTGCAGGTTTATTCTGTCTATTATTGTTACTTTCTTATATGCATTATTGAATATATATAGGCATTCGTGATGCTCTCTCTTATACTTGGCAAATTCTGTTATTGTTGCCTGATCAGCATTATCAATAAAGGTGTTCTTTGCCATGCCGCCCCATTCTTTTCTGTTGCGTTCCAGGAAGTCTATGTAATTCCTTACTGTATCAGACGGTGCTATGGGGATATCAAGAGCTGCATTGTTATATACCCTTTCTGCCAGTATAATTAGCTTTCCTTTGTTTGTTATTCCCATATAGGACATTGCAATAGTATCAGGACTCTTAGTTGAATATGCCGTATCAAGACCGCTTGTATATATTACAAACCATTCTGTCTGCTTGTCGTCATATTCTCGCTTAATAAATGCCTTAGCCTGTTCCTTAGTAATAACATGCCGCCTGCAGAAATTAGAAAAGACAAGACCTGTAGCCTTGCCTCTTAATCCTAATATCTTGTTTTTATATATCTTAGTACCTGGAGGATAGCTCATTTTCTTCTGTTCTATCTTCTCAGGTGTCATAGATACGTTATCTTCAAATGTGAAGAACCAGTATACCCAGCCTTTAATAGGCTCACAGCCATTAAGGTCCTTCCATATCTCTTCCGGCACATCTGCCTTGTACTTATCAATCGGTCTTGCGTGATTAATATATTCGCTGTATATGGGTAATGTAGGTGCATCTGGATTAAGAGTGCCAACAAAATATTCACTTCGTCCGAATATCTCTCGTATGAAGTCTATATTAGCTGTGTTGCACTCATCTACCCATACACAACCAAACTGGCTTCCAAGTGCATTCTTCCACTTACTGGCATTATCGTAGCCGAGAATATATATTATCTTGGTACTGCTGCCAGTTTTGAATTTAATATGTGGAAGTTTATTCTCTTTATCACCGTTTCCACAGTATTCCAAATTAGGGAATATCTGAAGCAATCCCATATCTGCATTGATGATATTCTTCTCGATAACACCTGTCGTATTACCGGCTATAACATGTAGCTTCATATCTGATTCTGCTACATTCATGATAAACTTCACAGCAACCGTTGTTGTCTTACCTGATGCAGTAGAACCTTCAAGGAATTCTGCTCTTGCCGGTGTATCTATGTAGTCCCAATACTTATCACTTAGAAGCATCAGGCTCACCCCTTGCCTTACGCTGAGCAAGAAGCTCTGCAAGCTCGTTTTTTACAGAATCATTAATATTAGCTTCTATCTTGTCTGTAAACATACCAAGATGCTTGCCAAGAAGCTCCAACGCCCTTACCTTATCACATGGCTTGACCTCCAATCCATCTCGTCCTTTCTTAATAACAGCTAAGGCACGCTTCTGTTCTTCTGTAAGCTCTTCTGTCAATACTGGCTCTACAGTCCTGTATGTAGCAGGTTTGCCGTCCTCATTCAGTATATCTACAAGTATACCGCCTACTTCGGCTTTCATTTTCTTTTCAACTACATGTGCATAATCTGCTGTATTAGAAAAAGCTATCAGTGCCAATTCTCTAATTACTCGCTCCTGAGTAATCTCTGTCTTGCGTGATAGTTCTTTTTGTCGCTCTCCTATGTACTGTGAAATTGTAGTATTTTGTAGTAATTTTGATGCATTTGTATTTGCATACTTTTCTGTGTACCCCGCCCTAATAGCCGCTTGTGTAGCATTAAGATCTATAAGGTATTCATCACAGAATTTCCGTTGTTTGTCTGTTAATCCCACACAATCAGCTCCTTTCTTGACATGCAAAAAAGGCACCAGCCTTAAGCCAGTGCCTTACCGGGGGTATTAATATTTAATAATGGAGAAATCATGCTGTCCATCAAGTCCAGTTTAGATATTAACACAGACAAAACGAACAGAGCGAACAAACTTTAAATTTTTGATAAGAATCTTTCTACTGCCATTCTACAACTATCTGCTGTGTGGTGTTTTCCCATCTTTCTTGCTACCTGCACCCAGGATAAGCCTTCTATGTATCTTAATGTTATAAGCCGCCTCATTCTACTGTTATCAATTTCATTTATGCATTGCTCTATTAGATTAATCTGTGTATCTATCTTTTCTTTAACATCCATCTGCTGCCGCTGTCGCACTAAAAGAAGTGTTCTCTTCCGTGAATATGCCGGATAAGGGAAGCCTTCTACAACAAAATGTTGCTTACCCCCATTTCCACCTGTAACACTATCCTTTTCCGTATATCCTTCAGCTTCCATTTTATCCAGTTCTCTTTGTATCTTATCAATCGCAGCCTGTATTTCCTGTTTCTCCTTGACCAAATCATTGTACTGCTTAAGAAGGTCTTTTATATTGTTATTTTTCAAGTTATTCATCACCTCCCCTCTTCTCATCTGCTGTCTGTGAATATCTAATCTCCGGCTCTCTAGTCAGCCTGCCACATAAAATTACTCTGTTCATTATTTTTCCTCACTCTCTTCTACATAATCATCCCAAGCTTCATTAAGCACCTTGGCTCCATCATCGTCATCCGTAACAATAATCGTGTACTCGCCTACCTTAGTCGAGATAAATCCTGCATTACTATCTTTAAGCATTTTAATTAATGTATCAATTAACCCACTCATCTTTATTCCTCACTTTCCGGCTTATCACATCGCTCAAATTCGATAACCCACACCCACGGATTTGCATTCCAACCATAGCGGTCAAAGTCAGATTTCTTGATGGTACTGTCCCAAAGATACGAAAACGCATCCTTTGCAGTTCTAGGCATATCCTGCCACCAAGTACCACCAAAAAACGATTTTCTATTTTTATTGTGATAATCAATCCACCAATCATCAGTTACAGCATACTTATAAAGATTTCCATCCTTAGAGTATCCTCTTATACCCTCTGCTTTCGCCTGTGCTTCCGTTATCTCCCGCAACCGTTCCACTCTCACATCCGTAACTTTAAGCCAGATGCGTGCAGCTTCTTTCGGCATGTGGATGGATGGGTGCCATCCAAAACCAGCAAAATTTAGGCTTTCTAACTTGTATTTGTCGCAATCAGCCTTGTACATTGTCAGTCCAGCATAATCCATCCATGTTTCTCGGACATACAGAATATCGCCCGGCTGATACGGTGGCTTTACATACTTAATAGAACCGCCGCACTCATCAATGCCAAATCCAAAGCATCCTACCTCTTTCTTTTCTGTGCTGTCTGTAACAAAACCGAGCGGAAATGTATGCTTTCCGTCTGGCTGAGGCTTTACTAACCGCCGAGTACAACTCTTTCTCCCTTCCAGAATTGCTCTCACCATCTCGGTATGGAATAAAATAGGTTTAATTGCCATCTACTCCACCACCTTTCGTAATCTCGATTGCTTTATCAATAAAATAATTTGGGTCATAATCTTGCAATGGGTCTTCACATTCTTTTCTAAGTTCTTCCAACTGCTCCACAACCTTGTCTACATCATAAGCTGTCGGTTGCCTTCGTATTAATTCACACCACAAATCTACAAGTGAATCTGTACAATTTTTTCTTGTAAACTCTTCAAATACATCTGCGTCAATCAATCTCATTCTTCATCACTCCAATCTAATTTTTGACCGCAATTCCAACAAAACATTGTATTCTGCCGTTCGTTCATGTATTTTTCTAAACATACATTTCCGCAAGTAGGGCATACATAAGCATATACTCTTTTTAATACGCCTCTGTACGAATCGGTTTTTCTCGGCTTCCTTGGTATCTGTTTTTTAAGTGCCTGTACTGCCATATCACAAGCCTTTATAAAACTCTCAGCATAATAAAATTCTAGTATTTCTTCTGAACCTTTTAATTCCTTTATCCACTCTAATGCTTCACTCTCTTTCATATTATTTCTCACTTTCTAACAACTTTGCATTGTCAATAATGTTGCCGATAACAGAACATTCATCTAAAACCTCATAACTTTCGGCTGATAGTTTGTTTGTCACTTGAAAAGAAATTGTTCCCTCCTGATAAACATCTCTCCATCACACCAGAAGTAATCTTCCGCTGGCATGTAGTTCTCTATAACTGTCTTATTGTTACATGTATATGTTCCGTCTGCTGCCACACTCTTAGAACATTGCTCACAGCAGGTATACTCACATAGGTGTTTATGTCGTCTTCTGCTCATCCGGACACCTCTCTATCTCCACTGCAATACCGTCTTTCTTTGTTATTTTCCACATAATCGTCTCCTTCTACTTTCTCAAAATAAAACTTCACATTATCCGACATATGCTTTACTATACCAAACCGCTTCGCCACTTGATAAGGTATGCTGTCACGCATAAGCCTTTTATGTATTTCTGAAAGATACTTTCGAAATCCCTCGACATCTAAAGTGGCTTTATAGTGGTTGCAGCTCCTACAAGCTGGCATGTAATTTGAAATGTCGTCTGCTCCACCTATCCTAAGCGGTGTTGCATGGTCTACCTGCATATCTTTGTAAGCTATTTCTGTACCACAATAAGCACAATGTCCGTTATACATGAGATATACAGATTGTCTCACTTTTTTAGATATTGCTTTTCTTTTATTCATTCTTACCTCTCAATTCTTTCAGTTTTGCTTCGGCTTCGGATTTTGTCAGAAACCAAGTTTCATTAAAGAACCTATCTGTTAAAATATGTCCTGTTCCATACTTAACATTCTGATCACACTCTAAGTACCAGCCGCGCCTTGTCAGTACGAAATTCTCTACTTTCTGATGATAGACTTTGTTATTTTCACTATGCCTATTTAATATGTTCAGCTTGTAATTGACCTGACTAGGAACAAAATAAACATCATCTCTGATTTTACAAGGTAACTTGACAAGTCTGCCCTGTTCCTCTAAGTCCTCATATTCTTTCAGTTTTTCTCTTAAATCAGCTATCGCCCATAAATTACGATAAAACAATGCCAGAAGTCCTACTGTACTATCTATTTCTACTGAAAGCATAGAACCCATATATTCCTCAAATTCTTCATCTGATAAATCAGTTAAATCTACATTGCAAATATCTTTCATAAGACTTCTTGCAAGCTGCCTACTGTCAATGTCTAAATTGTAATCTCTGTATCTTGCATTACGCTTATTATCTATATAGCAACTATTATGTGCCAGTTCAATCATAGACATATCAGATGTATTTTTATTACTTGTAAGTCTTTTCATTTGCCTTCCTCCTTCTGCTGCCATCTCTATTGTATTTATCCGCCGACTTATAGAACGGACACGGCTTGTCCTCCTTGGCACAATATAACTCAATAAGCCCCTTACAATCTTTCTGTTCCAGATTAATCATAATACAATCTCTATTGACCATCATTACTACCTCCCTCAAAAAGTCCCTTTAATATTGCATTAGCCAATTTATCCAACTTTTCATCTATTTTTCTATCAAGTTTTTTTGATACCTCTTCCTGCTCTTCATCTGTTAAAAGTGCCAGTTCACAGGTTTTCTTAATTCTTTCTTCAGCAAATGCCTTATCAATACCTGTATTAAGCATTGCTCTATATACAGTCTGTATTGCTGTTCCTAATTCTCCAACAAGTATTACTGGTGTTCCTTTTATTTCAATTCTATTTTTATCACATTTAATCATAATCATTCTCCATATTCTGTATTTATGCGGTCTACAGAGCTTTTAAGTGCTCTAATTCTTCCGCCAATGTAACCGCGTTTATTCGTGCTGCTTCTATCCGCATATTATCCGGTGTTGTATCAGATGCGCTGTAATCCTCGATAAACAGAGTAATCTTGCGATGTGCATCACATATTGCTTCCCAGCAATTCATATAGTTTCCAAGTGCGTCTACTTCGTCCTCACATTCTGTATTTATCGCATTTGCTGGCATTTCTGGCTCTGTTTTTTCTTTCTCTGCAGAAACTTTTTCAAAATATGGCGGTTTTTCCTGCTGCTTATCCACAAATGTATCTGTTTCCTGCACATTTCCTGTGGAATCTGCCTTATTATTGCCGTTTTCCGGTAAATACTCCGGATGATTAAGCACGCTGTCCTGCCCTGGTATCTGCTCCTCTTCCGCATTCTCTTCTACCGGCTGTGGCTTAGGTTTCTCAATCTTGGCTTTCTGCACCTTCTTTTCTTTCCTCTGCACTGGCTTTTCCTGTTGCACCGGTGCAATTTCTGCTTTTTTCGGATATTCCTCTTGATAGATGCTCGTCCACGCCTTAGCCGGATCTTCTGTATCCACTGCCATGTTAAATATATTTATCACAGCTTCCGCAATGTCCTCTATGTTCCACTCTGTCTTATCCATGCTTCGCACATTGGTTATCGTTATTCTTCCAGAGTCTGCCTTGATACTTAGCATAAGGCGGCCAACGCCCTGCAGGCGCACTGAATATATCATTTCTCCTGTAGGAGCTAATATATCTATCAGCTCCCCTGTCTCATATGATGATGTATGTATCTTCATAAACAGCTCCGGATTGTCATGAAACAGCTGATGAAGAACCTGTTCAAGCTCATTAAGTTCTTTCACTCTTTCATCTTTACCCTCGATCAAAACCTCTATGTCAGATATCTTCTTTTCCTCATCGATTTCCTTCTTAATGTCCTCTATTTCAGATTTAGAATAATCCGGGGATATTTCCTCTATGATTTCATCTGGCATATTAAGCATTAAAGCAAGTTTGGCATATCCAAATCCTTTATACTTATCCTCCAGGGTAGAATCATCTTCTTTACTTCCAAATCTCTCATTTATAGCAATAAATCTGGACACCTGTGTCTTATCCAAACCATATCTTGTTTTAGCATAATCAATTACATTGGCATACGGTGTATCCTTAAGAATATCTGTATCTCTGGCCACTTTTAAAAGATAGCCTATTCTTATAAAGCTTTCCGCACTCTTACTAAATTCTGTATCCAATGCCTGCTGCCACTCATCAAATGTTCCTGTAGGTATTATCTCTATCATATTTTGCTTCTCCTTCTGCTAAATTGCCTGCATAAAATCCGCTTCCAGAACATCCGCAAGTAACTGTCCAGCCAACTTACCACGCCATACCTTCTTCTGTTCCTCTCTCAGCTTCTTATACTCTTCCTTACGCTTTTTATCTGCTTTTATTCCCTGCTTTATTTCTTCCGCATTCATAACCTGCTTAAAATGCTCCATAAATTCATATAGAAATGGTATTGCTGGCTCAAGGTCTGGGTTCTGATTGTCTCCAGTTGTTCTTTTCTGCCTTATGTTTCCGGAAGCCTCTACTTCAAGTGTGTACCAAGGCATATCTTTCTGGTTAGTCTTCCTCAAAAAAAACGGATATGCTTCTCTCTGCTGGATCCTGTCGTAGTAAAAATCTGCATGGTCCATACAATGATTTAATGCTATCCCTTCTCGAACCATATCCTCTATACATACAGGTGCTACAACCGAATATTCGTTATTGCTGTATTCATACTTCTTTAAATCTGGCAGAATCTTATTGCACAATGGCCATTCTTTTTCTAACTTTTCCGTCTGATCCTTTATAGATGTTCCACGAGAAAATAATATTGCATTCATATGTGCCTGTTCGAGATTCTTCGGCATAGAAATCTGCGTGCTGGCAATATTCCATTTATTTTGTTCTGCAAGGCAATAATAATCCCTGTATGTAATAAATGTCTGTTTAAAGGTCTCTCCGCTTAATATCTGCTGCCGTCTTATGTAGTTGTATACTTTCAGATATTTTATTGGCTTAGGTAGAAAATTAAGTTCACTTATTTTTATTTCGTTTTGCCCGAATTCAGATATCATGCTATCTGGCCATATTGTATTTACCATCTTTTCATATTGCATCCACCTCAGTGTCATAATTGTAGGTGTCATCTCTTTTAATCTTTTTAAGCGCGCGTTATCGATTTTAAGCATCTTGGCTAATTCTGTTTCATTTTGATTCAGAAGTTTTTTATCATAACAACTTTTAATCATTTCACTAGCTAAACCTTGAAGATTAATTTTCATAAGCTTTTCTACAACAGGGTTTCCTTTTTCAATATATAAATATCTCGCTGGATTGCATGGAAGATTTGTCCACAAGTCAATCGCACTGTTTCTTAATACTGTCTTCTTTAAAGAACTTAGATTTCTGGTGTAAAGTTTATTCTTTTTCCTGTAGTACTCATATGGCAATGCACTTTCCTGCTTGCAAAATCGCATATATTTATTCTTATACGCTGTGTATACATATGTTGCAATTCTGCCATCAGCATACATGAAGGTTCTCTGACATTCACGAAAGCTCCAATCCGGCTTGTTATATGTAGCATTCCTGTATGCCGAACTGACTTCGTATTCCCTAATAATCACACCATTCTTAATTTTCTGAATGCAGTATGTATTTACTGTCCGTGTATATAAACCTTTTATCTTACTCCTGAGCTTAAATATAATTTTCTTATGACAGCAGGGACACTTGCCTTCTTGATTTCTTTTTGGTTTTATAAGTGGAACTTCCTTTTCGCAATAAGAACAGTATCCGGTAGAACTATGAATACTTTCATAAAAAATAAAATTTTCTTCCATTGCATCATGCTTGGACCATCTTTCAAATCCAGGCAAAATAGACGGAGTAAGTGCCAACTCTTCATCCCACGGCTCTTGTTCTTTCTTCTCAATTCTTTTAATATCACGTAAATTGCAGCGGTGCTGATATTCTATTAATCCTTCAATCCCGTTTCTATTGGTATTTAAAAATTGTTTTATTTCATCTTTACCGCTATAGCTTTGCCAGATTGTTTTCTTTCTAATTTTAACATCCGGTTCGTAGTCGAAGAATCTTATTGTATTAATTCTATTTAAGTTACATACCTGTGTTTTTGTCCATCTTATCTCTCTTCCATCTGAAGAATCTCTTTCTCTTGTAATGTATTCATCTCCAGCAGGATTGCAGTAGATTTCATAAGTTGGATACTTAAAGCCTTTTGCAACATCCCTAGGAAAAAACATTGCTATCATCAGAATTTTCCCTCGACTCTGACATCTAATCATTAAGTCGTATTTCGTGCTGTATGTATATGTACGCCAGCTATATTTATATATAATCGGATTATCAAGTTTATTTTCTTGTGCAATCCTTTTCATTGCTGGTGTCGCATATATCCGTTTTAGTGTTCTTAATTCTTTTCTTCGCATATGGCAACACCCCGCAATCCATAATATTTATTTGCCTTTATAATTGTGCCGTCTACATATAATGCCTGAATATGTTCAATTTCCCGACTGTGTTTTTTCTCTTCTATCAGAAATATATAAGAACCTTTAACGCCCTTGCCTTTCGGTTTTTTACCTCTTACTATAATAAAATCTCCTCTTGTATTTACTATCCCTGCATTGTCATTAAGATGTGTTGCTTTTTCTTCTCTATCTGGATGCTTTCTAATATACTCACATGCCATAACTGCAAGCTGTATTCTGCTTATTTCTTTCAGAAGTGTAATTTCCGTACAGGACATTCTTGTGCCACTTCCGTCCTGATTAATTTCTCCACCAGCTTCTACAATAAAAAATCTAGAATTCATTCCGCTGTAATAACCTAATGCGCATAATGGGTTTTCAGCACAATGAAAACCGTTATGTGCACATTTAGCCTCATTTTCTTTATATGTTTTTCCTGGTTCATATTGCATAATGCCTTTCCCAAGAGTGGCGCATAAGTCTGAATCAAATGCTTTAATTGCTCTCATATATACCTCCTATTTCAGATAATATTCATTGCACATTTTCTTAATCTCAGTTCTGTTAGGAATACCAAGATAAACCGGTCCTCTCATGTTTTCTTTACCGTCTTTTACCTTTGTAATTTCAATTATTTTATTGCTTATAAGTTCTTTAGTATCAAACGCTCTTGCCAACACCTTACTCATAAATACTTTAAGACTCTTGTCTTTACGTCTGACTGCTGCCCTTACTTTTTCATCATTAGTGCACACATCAATTACTATGTCATACCAATCTTCTAAGACGCCTTTAATTTCAAGATCTGTTTTTTCAATTTTTAATTTTCCCAGTGCCGCCATAAGCGGATTGCACAGTTCTGTCACATCTCCTGCTATATAATCCTCGGCATCAGCCGAATCAAGGCCATTCTCTCTTGCTATATCTCTTACAGCCTGTGTGTCTCCCTGCGCAAGCTGTGCGGCTGCTGCCTTGTTAATCTCTTCTGCACTATCAAACTCTCCAAACACTTCAAACATATTGTGTCCTCCTACAAATAATTTTTCATGAATAACTGCATCCACTCACTATGACTGAATACCTGTTCAAATCTCGTTTGACCTGCTCTTATGAGCTTTAAGTCTGTTTCCCTGCATTTATGTACAGCTTCCTTGCCCGTTCTGTGATGTTCTGGACACAGCCACACCTTTAAACCGTAATGCTCTGATATCTTTCTGTTTGCCGTTCCATGCATTATGTGATGGCACTCAAGCCCACCAGATGGAAGCGGTCTGAAAATGTTATTCTGCGTCATTATCTGCCGGCATATATAACATTCTTTTATGTCCTGCATTATGCTTTCCATGTCTCTCCTTTCCCCGCCCTGCGCACAGGGCGGAACTGCTGCCAGATTTTGCTGTGTGATATATTCTTAACCGCGTATATGGATAAGTATGTAGATACTTTCGGAGTAAAATGTTACTCCCATTCTGATTTTATGCGGCTTTGCGCCATTATGAGTTATATATTGTCTACCTCTGGATGCTGGCATACATATAACTGTCTCTCCAGTTTTGCTATCTCTCCGCCAAGTATCGTAAGATTAGTAACCTTGATACTTGTTTCATCTGCCGTTTTACAAGACGGCATCATATACGCCGCTTTTCTTAGCCACTTAAGCCGTTCCAGCTCTTTTTTTATCTTTATCTCGTCCATTCCATCTCCATCTTCTTAAGCTCATATTCCATCCACTTTGTAAAATCATGCGACTCATCCGACCAGCTTATAACATGTCCGCGGCTCACATTCAGGTACTGCTGCCACAAATCCGCATTCTTTACCGGCTTACCTGTCTTTTTCTTCCAACCGTCCTTTTCCCACTGTTGTGGCCAAGCATTTCTACAACTGTTTAACACATGCTCACATTCTGTATTTATGCGTATTTCACAGTTTTCATGGAAACGCATAAGTGCATGTATTATTGCCTGCAAAGCCGCCTGATTCTCTGTTACATTCTCCAGCACGCCTTTGCCATTACGGACAAACTCCTTGCCGTTAATAACTATCTTTAAGACATACATGTACGCGGCATGCTTACGGATTGCTGGTCCTCTAGCTGTCGTTTGGATGTATATATCTACCTTTTGCATCTCTCTTTCTCCAATCCCGGAGTCTTGCCGTTATATAGAACATCCCATTAACTCCGTTGTAATATACCTGCGATTCCAGAAGAGAATATTCTGGATGCCAGGCTTGTATCTCTGCTTCCCTTGCAGCCTTATCTCTTACAAATGTGTCTATATATTTGCTTACAGGAACATACCGCCCATTTCCGCCCTTTCTCTTAGAACGAACCTTACGAACTCTGAATTGTCTAAGTCCTGTGGAGCAGTTCCACCGCTTCTCATTTTTCTGTCGGTGCTTGTCCTTTGTTATGTATTTAGCCATTCCTACAAGACCATAAGCATCTTCCTCAA